GAAAAAGATGTTTTTGTACATACTTCAGCAGTTAGAGACGCAGGTTTAGAACTAAATGAAGGTGACGCAATAACTTTTGAAATTACTGAAACCGAAAAAGGTAAATCAGCAATAAATTTACAAAAAAGTTAAAGACATAAAGGAGCTACTTCAAGTGGTAAAAAAAGAAACAAGAGAAAAAATATACGAAAGAAATCCTGATACAGGAGTTATTCGTTGGAGGTATACAGATGAGTCGCCAGATAAATTTGGTTGGCCTAATTCTGGAAGGATACTATTAAATGAAAAGAAAAAACAAAAAAATAAATAAGGTTGTATGTGACTCTTGGCCACATCCACATTCATATGAAAGTCTATACGATTGTATAGTATCAGACCAAGTACCAGCTGAAGATATAGCATTTTACTTTGAAGATATGGGATTTAAAAAGTATTACGATAATAGAAAGACAGGCGCTTTTCATTCTGATGTAGTGCCAATTGGCACTTTTGGAAAGGCATTATAACATGGAAGCAATAATAAAAAAAATAGGAATATGGCACTCTAAATTCTTTAGCAAACTTTCTGAAAAAGCAAAGAACTCAAAGTTTTGGGCAATACTGTTAACATTAGCAATATTATATGAAATAGTAGAACACGTGGTATATCCAATATTAGTACCTTGGTTGATATATTTAAATTTTTGGGCAGATTAGTAGCATGATATATGAGGTTAGTGATTTACAAAAATATAGGAGAGAATACATTGGTACACGATTTTCCAGCAAGTCAATGGCCAGAAATAAAACAATTTTTAAAAGAAGAAGGAATAATTTGGTATGTCATTAGTTATTAAAGGATTTTATGCTTAGAAATATAACTTTATTCTTAATGTTATTAACAATTACAGTTGTGTTATTAAGTGGTTGTAGTACAAAAAATAAACACTATTGTACAGACGATGGATGTCCAGATTTTTATAAAGAGGAACCTGAACTGACTGCAATGGATAAATTTTTTGATTGTTTAGGTGACAGTAGCAAGTGTAAAGATATAAAGAATAGTGATAACTGAAAGAATTAAAGAAGCTGGTGATAATCTAAAGATGTTAACAGGAATTGACCGAATACAATATTTAGTAGATAGAGCAAAAGACGTAGAGGCATTACCAGAAGTTGTTAAGACAGAAGAAAATAGAATACATGGTTGTGCTAGTAAATTATGGATTATTGGTGGAAAGAGAGAAGATAATAACATGATGTATCAAATAGATGGTGAGTCACACATAACTAGAGGTACTGCCAAAGTGGTAACTGAAATAGTTAATGGACAACCAGTAGAAGAAGTTGCCAATCTTACAGTAGATAGTTTTGTTCCATTAGGCATAAGAGAATTACTTACTATGCAAAGACAAAATGGATTAGGTGAATTAATAAACAGAATTATAAGGATTGCTAATGCCAATTTACACGTTTAGAAATAAAAGAAATAAAAAAGAATTTACAGAAATGATGTCCATTGCAGAAATGGAGATTTATATGAAGAAAAATAAGCATATAACACAAGTACCACAACCCATAAATATAGTTGGTGGTGTTTTAGGTGTTAATATGAAGAACGATAGTGGTTGGAAAGATAATCTATCACGTATAGCAGAAGCCCACCCAGGAAGTGAATTAGCAAATAGATATGGAAAAAGATCGGCGAAAGATATAGCAACAAAGAAAGTAATCAAAAAACACCTAGCAAGACAAAGTAAAAAAGGAGCAAAATAATATGGCAAAAGATATACCAGATTATATGAGAGGCTTTGACCTAACGGATAATTGGGGAGTGACTCCAGTTTCATCAATGCCTACACAGGACGTACCTGTTGTAGATACTACAGAAACTAATAAGGCTATTGAATCATCAACTTTAGAAATTGCAAAAGTTAAAGACGATGTTTCATCTATAAAATCTATGATGAACGAAATTATGCAAATCGTGGCAGAGAAGGATACTATTACAAAAGAAATATCAGATGAATCAGTTAAAATTAAATTCAAAGATATAGAGAAAATAGTATTGCCTTTTTTATATAATTTAAGTAAAACAACTGAACCTTACATACATTGGCCTAACAGAGGTCCTATTATTAAGGCACAGATTGAGAAGATTTTAAAAATAACAAGAGGATAATAAATGAAATTAAGTAGTAATTTTAGTTTAAAAGAATTGACAGCTTCACAAACAGCTGAACGTAAGGGTATTAATAATAACCCTAACGAAGATCAGATTGATAAGTTAAAAATGTTATGTGAAAATGTATTACAAAAAGTTAGAGATCATTATAGTAAAGTGGTTACAGTATCAAGTGGGTACCGTAGTCCGGAATTGTGTTTGGCAATAGGATCATCAGAAAAATCTCAGCATGCTAAAGGGGAAGCGGCCGATTTTGAAATTTTTGGATTATCTAACACTGAATTATGTAAGTGGATAGCAGACAACTTGGAGTTTGACCAAATGATTTTGGAATACCACAAATTAGACGAACCTAACAGTGGGTGGATACATTGCTCTTACAAGAGTGAAGATAATAGAAAACAAATTTTACGTGCTTACAGAAGTGGTACAGGTAAAACTTGTTATGAAGAATATAAGCCTAGCTGAAAGCAGGACCGAGACAAATTAAGAGAATCCTCGGCATTAATTAACGACCATTACCAATTGTATAGGTCAATTTAAAATATGAAATATGATAACAAATTTGGATTAATTGAGTTAAACATTGAACATTTAAATGTAAAAACTATCGGTGTCGCCATGTCAGGTGGTGCTGATAGTACTTTGTTATGTTATCTTTTAGCCAATACTATTAGAGAAAAAGGTTTAAATATAGAGATACAACCATTTAATGGTTATGATATGTGGGCACCAGGTGACTCAAAAGGTCTACCAGAAATAATCCAATATATTAGAAAGCGATGTCCAAGGGTATCAATCAAGTGGCCTCTATCTACAATATTTGATACAGATGGTGGTAAAGATGGTGCTAAACAAGATTACATTAGACCACTTGTTAAACAATTAGAAGCAAGTGGTATAATTGACCATACATATCATGGTACATCATTAGGACCACCTGAAGATGTTCAGAAAACATTTGGTGATGAGTTATTCCGTATTAAAGGTGGTAAAGACTTCTCTAAAAATCAAAGAGTAGCAGATAAAAATCATACTACTCCTTTCATAGAGATTGATAAGAGATTTATTGTCCAGGAATACAAAGACCAAGGTATTGATGATCTATTAGACATGACAACTTCATGTATAGGACCTGAAACTGGTTGTGGTAATACCTGTTTCTGGTGTAAAGAAAGAGAATGGGCAATTTCCGAAGTGTTTAAGGCTTGACAATTTACATTGGTTATGTTAAAGTAGGTACATTATGAGCAAATTTAAATTTATAAAACTAAAAGAAGACGTTTTACCAAAGACTAAAGGTAAAAAAATAGATGGATTCAGATTTTACGAAATAGATGGTAAAAACTATCCGTCAATTACTACAGTACTTGGTATTCAAAAGAAAAAAGAACTACAAAAATGGCGAGATAGTATTGGTGAAGATGTTGCTAATTGGGAAATGAGACGAGCAGCCAGACGAGGCAAATCTACACATACATTAATTGAACAGTATATCAAAGGCGAAACACCAAGTGAGAGAAGTGTGTTACCTTTAGGTATGTTCAGACTAATCAAACCATACGTAGATCAGATCAATAACATACATTGTTTAGAAACAATAATGTACAGTCATAAGTTGACCGTTGCTGGTCAAGTGGATTGTATTGCAGAATATAATGGTAAACTTTCTGTAATAGACTTCAAGACAGCAAACAAAGAAAGACAAGAATCTTGGATAGAGAACTATTTCTTACAAACATGTGCTTATGCAATAATGTATGAAGAATTATTTAAGAAAAAAATAGATCAACTAGTAATATTAATTGCTGGTGAAGATGGTTCAATGGTACCTTTTGTAAAAGAAAAAGCACCATATGAAGAAAAATTAGGTAAAGCAATACAAGGATTTTATAAATATTATGAAGAACTTAATAAAAAAAAGATGTAATGAAATACCTAATCCTCCTATTTGTACTTTTCAGTACAATAGTCCTATCAGAGGTAAAAGTGCCAGAGAGTTACGAAGGTAACCCTAATTTAGCACCTAGTACCATGCCAGTTATTTGTGGTAAGCCAGATTACGTACACGCTTTTATATTACGTAGAGGATTTCAATTAGAGAATGCTAGTCTAGGCAGAGCAGGTGCCGTACCAAGTGGACGACCTGTTATGATGGTAACTCATTATTCAAAAGAAAATCAGATAGTAGCAACAGTAGATATTCCAAATGGACAATCAACTTGTATCATGTATCATACATTTGATAGAACTACTTTAGGAGAATAATTATGGAACTTATAAAGATGAACTCAAAGACTTTCTCACAAGAGATTGAGAATACAGTTAGAAAACACAAGATTTCCTACATGGACGCAATTATACATTTATGTGAATTAAAAGATTTGGATCCAGGTAGAGTAAACTCATTTATCAATAAACAGATAAAAGAAAAATTAAAAGTAGAGGCCATTAATTTAAAACTATTAAACATACCAAAACAAGGGTCGCTACCGGTATAAAAGGAATTTGACGTTGAAGAATAGACAATAACTAGTGAGGACGTGGGGGCAGTACCCACCACCTCCACCAATTCAAAACACATACGTGTGTGCTTTAAGGGGGTGAGTTAGATTCGACTGCTACTAAAACTATTTGGAGTTAAATCGCTAACAACGTACTGTTAAAACTATAAACGACAACGAAAGTTATCGTATGGCTGCTTAGGTAGCCGGGGTTTGCCTGTACCTTGCAACAGAAACAGGCATAAAAATTGAGAAAAATATATGCATGATGGATTTGAGGTATTTAAAACTTATCTGGCAATAAAATTACATTTTACAACAGATAATTATGATTATTTTAATTATGGTGGTAAGGTCAATTGTAAATTAGAGACATTTACCAAACGTAATGATAGATACTTCTTCCATAAGTTAAGTAAGCACTATGATAAATATGAAATAACAGACTTCTTCGTTGCTAATTTTTTAGACGATGACAGGCAATGGGTTGGTAATTTATTAAGTAAAGATGGCAAACAAGTTTATCTCAACTATAAAAAATATACCGATGGTATTAGTTACCATTTTAGAAACGATTGCTTACGGATTGCTGATGACTTTTCTACTAGGTCTCTTTCTTTTGATTCTGGTTTTAGTTGCAATAATGGACAGCATCCAAGGTTGTTACAACTTCTTATTAAGAAAAATATAACTTTCCAAACAACGGTAATTTTAGACCATTTTCTAGGATTTGCCAAACGTTGGGACAAACAGATTTCAGAGAAATTTATTTGGCCTATACTCTCAAAAAGACTTAAAAAATTCAATAAATTCGTTAAATTCAACCAAACAGAGTGTAAATTAACATTAAAGGACGTGTTTGTTCGCTAAATGTTCTAGCAGAAAAAGCTTGCTTTTTCAGTAGGATTATGTTATTATAATACAATAAACAAAGGATAAAACACTATGAAAAAACTACTAATAACAATAATCACAATCAACGTATTACTATGGTTGGGTCTTAACAATATTGCTAATGCTGACCACAAACAAGTAGAACATAACTTTAACGGTATGTCTTTTTCGGCTCCTGGTTCAAATGATTATCAAAAATTAGAAACAGAGTTAGTTGAAAATAAATTAACAACTTATATTGATAAACAATTAAAAAACAACGATAAAACTGGTTTACTATCTTATATTGTTTTTGAAGATGGTAAGATTAGAGTAAATAAAAATAATTGGACTTTCATGCTTAAACAAAATAAGGGTCTTTTTCAATCTAATTCAATGGGTAAAAGTTTAACTTCATATGTGACAGGTCATGCTGTTTGTAAATATGGTATTGATTTGAATAAACAATTAAATGATTGGGTTATTATTAACAATACTTTGTATGCTGATAATACTTTATTACAAGTTTTAAATATGACTTCAGGAGATCACAAATATATTGGTGAGAAAAATTTTAGTGATGATGGTAATTTTAAAGATGATGAGACAAAAAAAATTAACAAAAGAACTGTTGCAGAGAGCATGTTGTGGTTTAAAGGCACAAAAAAGAAAGAGGAAAACTCTCCTTACAATTATAGTGCAATGTCAACACATGTTGCTATCAACTATGTAATTCACAAAGTTGGTGCTGATAATTATGAGAAATTATTAAAAGAAATATTTACAGATCATGTTGGTGTAAAAGATGATGTACACTTTGTAAAAGTATCAGTTGGATACACACAAGACGTAGATCAAGGCGTAAGTAGATATTCTTTTTATGCTAAGAGTGAAGATTATTTAAGAATAGCTAATACTATAATTAAAGATTTTAATTCTGATACTTGTATTGGTGATTATTTAAGAA